AACAATAACTTGAAACGGCTGCACACCAGTAGTTGTGTTGTATCCACCCATCCATTTACCAGTTGAGTATATACAAGCTGTACCGCCGGCAATAGTACCAGTATTAATATCTGTAATGGTAAAAGTATCGGCGGTTAACTTAGTGACTACATAATTACCAGCAGTAGCAGAAACTCCAGTAGCCGCAGAAAAAGTAATACCGATATTTTGGCCTGATACTAAACCGTGGGCTGTTTGTGTAACTGTTACTGTGTATCCAGAACGAGCGTACGTACCTGTAGTTACAGGAGCTGTTGTTGTATCAAAAAGGTCAATACTACCAGCCGTGCCTGTTCCTAGATAGATAAGGTTTTTAAGACGGGTGCGGCCCGAAACCATAAGGCCTGTACCGCTAAGGTGCGAGGCTTTTACGTCATATTGCATTGTCATAATTAATCTCCTAAATTTTAAAAAAGGGGCGGTGTTTAGGACACTCGTTTAAGCGCAGCATTACCAAATGGATATACAGTCTTAGTACCTAATGTGCCGTCAGCTTGTACATAATTGATGTCAAAGTTAAACTTACCAGCAGTCAAAGTAGTAAGCGTAACACCGACGATAGACAAGGTAAATACAACTTGTGATAAAGCTGCAGGCTGTTGGCCTTGCAAAATATCAGTCGATGTAGAAGTCATATTAAGTAAGTTAGCTGCAGAATATGTAGTTGTTTGACGACCTACAGTACCAACAGTTGTTGTACCTAAAGCAATAGTAGCGTAAGCTGGTGTGCCTGCAGCTGCTGTATAGCCGTTTGAAACGTAGATGTTAACTGCGCTTAAGCTAGCATTACCGACAGTAATAGCAGTTAAATAATCAACCACGATTGATTCAATTTGTGAGTTAGCTGGAAGGTACGCTACAGCGCCACGATAGATATTTGTACCAGAGTCGGCAGGTATAGTAGCGGCTACTGATGGGTAAACAGAAGATGATGGTGTGTAAACAGTAGCATTTACGTTAGCATCAGAAGATAACTGATTACCATTAACAAATTGCTGCGCTGCACCAGGGTAGAAAGAAGTACCATTACCGGTAGTTACAGAGTAGTCAACAACAGCATTTTGTGATAAACGAGCCGAACCTACGTTACGTAGTGGGCCAAAACGGTTGTCGCCAGATAAAATTGGACCTTCAAAAGTTGCGCGTGACATAATATATTTCCTATGCAAAAGTTCACTCATACCAATCGTTGCATCGTCTGCTGGGACAGTCCGGTATAAGTATTACCCAGTTGTTGTAATTCTACACTATTTTACGATTTGTGCAATTATTTTAGTAAAATCGGTATACTTCAAAAAACGAAAGGAACCCAATGAGCTCCTGGCTTATCATAGTGACTGGGCTAATATACGGATACATCGCCTGTGAACAGGGCGTAAAAGGTAACTTGGCTATGGCGGTGGTATATAGCGGATATGCTTTTTCTAACGTAGGTCTCTACTTATTGGCGACAAAATGACTACTATTGTGGGTGACTGGAATAATAAAATACTGGTTGCGGACAGCCAGTTTACAGATAGCGATGCTGGTATTAAATATTTTGAAGACAAGATATTTGCTATAGACGGCGGCTGGCTGGGGGTTGCGGGTAATTACTGCGATGCTGAAAAAGTGCTGGACTACCTAAATAAGAAAAACAAAACGAAGCCAAAACTAAAATCAGACAGCTCTTTTTTAAAACTAACTAAAGAAGGCCTTTTCTCATGCGGGGATGACCTTGAATGGGAAAGAGTTAGAACTTTTATGGCTATCGGTAGCGGGGCTATGGCTGCCGAAGTGTGTATGCGTATGGGGTTACCAGCAGAAGAAGCAGTTAAATGGGCGTGTAATGTAGATGTAAATAGCCACGAGCCAATTAAAACCTACTCCCTAGACGACAAAAATGCCCTATAAAGACCCTATAGTACGCAAAGAAAAGCACGCCGAGTATAGCCGTAAGTACTACGAAAAGAACAAAGAGAAAGTTTTAGCTACCACAACCAAGAACTCCAAGCGGGGTAAAGAAAAGTGGGATCTGTTCAAGGGGAGTCTGCATTGCGCTCGGTGTAATGAGAACCACATAGCCTGTATGGACTTTCACCACATAAACCCAAGCGAAAAAGAGTATGAAGTAAGTGCTCTAATTAGTTCCAAGATGTTTACCAAAGCGTACAAAGAAGTTAAAAAGTGTATCGTGTTATGCGCCAACTGCCACAGAAAACTCCACTACGATGAAAAAACCCCAGCCTTGTGAGCTGGGGTTTTTATTGGGCACATTCAGATTAGAATGAACCGCTTGAGCCCCATGCTCCGAGGGGATCGGACCAACCGAAGCTGTAACGCTCACGAGACTTGTAACGAACGTTACCAGTATCGAAGTCACCGTCCATAGAATTCTGGAGTGGTGTACGCTCAAACATTTTCAGGCCGTTTGGAACGTCGGTCAAAATAAACCATGCGTTTGTATCGGTCAAGAAGTGGTTAACAGCGTAGCCTTCTGGGATTGTGCCATTGTTTTTCAATGCATTGATATCGTTGTTGTTTGTACCAACACGGAGGTTAGTTTCCAACAGACGAGTAGCAACGAACATCAAAGCAGGTGGGATCACCAGTTTGCGTGGCTTAGCAGCGATCAAGAGACCGCGCTCATCAGTCCAGGCAGCGATTTGAATTGTTGCGGCTTCCAAAGAAGTCTCGTTCAAATCAACAGGGGTAGCAGCAGTATTGCTGTTTGTACCACCGTTTACCAATGGATGAGCTGTAGAGAACAATGCAACACCGTCACCACCGAGGTAGCTAGATGAGAAACCGTTATTCAATACAGAAGCACCTTTAACTTGCTTGGTGTAAGACATAGCGCGAGCCAATGCTTTGGTGTAACGAGCAGACAATGAGTCATACAAGTTATCTTCAATCGCTTCTTCAGTGATTGAGAAACCCAAAGCGATAGTTTCGTGTGAGTAGCGAGCTGTAAAAGCTTCTTGTGCATTATCGTAAGAAATTGCACCGCCTTCGTTCTTGACTGGAGCAGCCGAGAAACCAGACAGTTTTGTCTCTTCTTCAAATGAACGCTCAGAGGCTTCGATGTCATAAATTTCTTTATGCTCTTCGCCATAGCGCTTGTACTCTAAACCGAACAACGCGTTTAGTCCTGGGAGTAACTCTTTTAAGAGCTGTGAACGTGAAATAGCCATGTTATAGCTCCTTTATTAGTTAGCTGTACCAGCGGATTGATAGTACTGATGTACGCCAAAGTTTAACTTGACGATCAAATCAGTGTATGCATCACCGGGGTTAGAAGGGAAATTGCCGCCGAATGTAGAGCTGGAGTTAACCAAGTCAACAATCTTAACAGCAAGAGCGGAGGTGTTAGCAACAGTCAACACGCCTGAACTCAAAGAGCCAGTTACGTTGATTACTGAATCACCAGATGTTGTGTTACCAGTTGCAGAGCTTGTACCACCAGTAAAGTTGCCTAAAGCAGCAGTTTTACCAATAGAGGTATAAGTTACAGAACCAGCAGCTTGTACTTGATACAACTGATCTGGGTCTTCGATTACACGGATAAATACGTTTGTATAGCCTGCAGTGATCGCGTTAGCTGGCAAATACTGAGCATACAAAGGGTAGCCTAGTTGTTGACCTGCTAATTGATAACGTACGCCTACGCAAACGCCAGCAACACCAGTAGAACTGGTTGTTGGGGTTGAAGAAACAACAATAGGCATACCAGGTAAATTGCTGGTTGTGCCAAGTTGCACTAAGTCACCAGTAAAAATTGGTGCTGTGTTGTTATAGGTCAACTGATACTCGCGGATTGTGCCGCCAGTAAAGGATTGACCACCGATCAGGCTGATCGGCTTTAGTCCATAAGGACTGGATACTGTAGCCATTTAAAGCCTCCTAAAAAGTTAATTAACGTGAACCACTCCCGAAGCCACCACCTTTACTTACTGTGCTTTTACGCTCACTATACAAAGGCATACGTGCATCGTTATTACGCATGAAATGGTTATCAACCGAATCCATCTGATTTTGTGCTTGCGACTCGTAGTACTCTTTTTGTGCTGCGAGTTGCTCTGTTAAGATCTTACACAAGATCAAACCACCGATTTCAACGTTTCCATTTGCATCACCCACAATCATAAGTTCGGGGTGATCCTCAGCTTTAACCGGTACCCAACCATCACGAAACTTTTGGGATACGTTAGTTGGTACCGCTTGTCCTAATACCTCTTTAGCAACCCATCTGAAGCTATAACCAGATTCTGGAGTAGGATCAGGCAGAGTAGCCGCTGGGCGGTAGATTGGACGGGTTGAAGCTGTTTCGCGATTCTCGCCATCGCGCGTTTTACGAGTATTAGCCATTACGGGCCTCCTGTTTTAAAAATTCCTTAGCATACAAT